TTCGGACAGGGGTTCGACTCCCCTCGGCTCCACCATTGGACGCATATCCGAACCCTACATTGTGTGGGGTACGATCTTCGTCCAAACAATAAGACACCCTTTACCATGAGGTAGAGGGTGTCTTTTCATTTACTCTTCACCGGAGAAGCCGTTGGCCTTGGCACACTTCAAAGCGCCGAGTATCATCTTGTTCTGAGCCAGCGTTTGTTTCTTGATCTCATGAATGGGAGTTCCCCTGTGAGAGTCCCAAATCACGAGTTGCTGCCGGTCATGGACAACGATACCTTCATAGAGGTTGATGAGCTTGTCCAGAGTCAGGTTTTTCAGCACTTGCATTTACTCACCTCTGCTCTTGACCTTGATACCGGCAAGCAAGGCAAGCTCGATAGTCCATGCGGCGAACCACGCCACAGTCAACTCCGTCTGCACCACATGATCGAGGAAGTTTGCCACCAACACGGCAACGGTGTACCATGTCAGATTGAAAACCGCCACGATCACAAACTTGGTGCGGGTCTTCATCTTGGACTTCGGTTTCTCTGCAACTCTCTTACCGTTCATAGATACTAACCTCATTACACCAGTTTGTTTACGAGAGCCTGAACAGCAGCGTAATCATAACCGGCATCGGTCAGACGCTTCTTCCGATCTGCGCCGTTGCCCCACTTACCCTGAATGACCTCACGAGCAATCTCTTCATTGCTCTTCTTGGCAGGGGCGGTAGTGACCGGCTCTCCCTTCTGAGTGGTGATGAAAGCGCTGAATCCTGCGGCCTTGATCTTCGTCATCATGGCATCGGCGTTCGCTTTCTTACTGAAAGCACCAACCTGAATCTTGTACAGGTTGCCGACCTTGACCATATATGTATCGAAGCCAGCGGCCTTGACCTTCTCAAGCTGCTTGTCTGCATTGGCCTTGACGGAGAAAGCACCCACCTGTACACGGTACAGAGTGGAAGAACTCTCGGCAGCGGGAGGGGTGGCAGGATTAGTGGGGGCGGTGGAAGCCGCTGTGCCGATCTGAGCATTGACCTTATTCACAATGTCAGGGTGATCGTTGAACAGGTCATCTCCGGGGCAAGCCTTGGCCGCAAACCATCTGTGAACGGTGAGTACCATTTCACCGTCCTTAGGCTCGTAGGCCAGAGCGGTGTCCTTGTCAGGAAACCACACCACCTTGTTCTTGCCGTTGCGCTTACAAATGTCTACGCACAGCTTGACAAGAGCGGCATACGCCTTATCAGACACAGGCCAAGGGTGAGCGGCTACGGTGTTGGCAACCTCGATGGTGATAGCTCTCTGGTCATTGGCTCTGGAAGAGGTACACCAAGAGCGGTTCGCTTCGTCCACATACAGGCCGATACGACCATCAGAGCCGATACCGTAGTTACTGGACGCTTCTCTTGCGCTATTGGCAAACAGGGAGCCGCAGGACTCTACCGACAGATTACCCGCCATACAATGAATGGAGATTCTGTCGATGGGCATGGTGCGCTTACCAGAATGGTTCGGGCTGAGAACGGTACAGGAAATGAGAGAACTGTTACTCATTTTCATCGTCCCCCTTTCCGTCACCTTCCATGAAACCGGCAAGGGTTTCCTCGTCAACCACATCTCCCTCTTCGTCGTAGATGTAGCCAGACTTCTTATCGAGATTGAGCTGCCCTACATAGGGCAAATCATCATCAATCTCATGGTTGTAGTATCTCATATTGAGAGCGGGTTTCTTCTTAGCCATGACTGATTTCCTCCGTATTGAAGTCCAAGATAGCCTTGAACTTGGTAAAGGCTTCAACAATGTACTTACAGGACACCATCAGAACTGCGCCGATAATAATAAGATCACCGAAAATGTCCACATACTCAGCAGGAATTTCCCAACCGACCACTTCCGCAAAGAGCGGCAGCGTAGTGATTGCCATACACAGCAGGGTCAGGCCAATGACAAAGGCGGCAATCTTCATTGCCGAGTTAATCAGCTTGTCCTTACTGAACGGCTCGGAAAGGATTTTGATGTTGTAGTACATCGAAAACGATACATTGGACAGGTACGCACACATGAAAATGAGCATTGCCCAACTAATGTTTATCAGGTTGTTAATGACAGCTTCAAACATATCAATACCTCCAATCAAAGTGAGTTAGGTGAACCATTTACGGATTTTCCTATAAAGTCCTCTTATAGAGTGTTCTCTAAGGGGAGTTTTAGTGAATTTTTGAAAATGGTTCACCTTTTTCACCTGTTCTTACTTCATGTGGTAGGCTTGTGGAAACATTCGAGGTCTTCGATACGGTGGTTGATAACCTTGATCTGTTCCTCGACCACAGGCATACGCTTTGCGAAATTGTTGTGTTCTCTGACCTCTCTGGTCAGTTCATCAACCTTGGTTTCCATGACAGCCTGAGTCTTGCTGTTGGCGATCAGAACACCGATCAGGGTAATTGCGCCGGTGATAACTGCGGCGATAACTGTTTCCATTGGCAGCTACCTCCGTTACTCAGCGGAGTACACTTCCCAACCGGCAGGGTAAGTGTCGGGACTCCACACATTACCGTCAATGGTGGAAATGTACAGAGTACCGTTGTAGCTCACAATATCGCCGGTATTGTAAGCGTCAGTAGCACCAAGGGGCTGTACCCATTCGGGGTAGCCGTCTTCGGTCACACCGATGGCCTTGTACAGACTGGTGGCGGTGTCGGGAGTATGCTCCGCAGCGCTGGTATGCTCCTGCAACACCTGATAAAGCTGAGGATCACCAACAGCGTTCACACCGTAGGAAAAGACTTCCTTCACGGCGTACAGCTTGCCCACCTGATAGGCGGGGAACATGGTAGGAATCTCCAACATCATGTCAAGCTGAGTGTCAGCGTCCATAGTCTGAACGAAATACTGCAAGGCAGTTCTCATTTCCAATGCTTCTTTGGTCATCATGAATTAGCCCTCCCCTCTCAGAAGAGCGTTCAGGGCAGACCGCAGTTCAGCGATCTCAGCCATCAGCGCTTCTTCCTTCTTCTGCTGTGCGGACTTCTCACCAAGGGCAAACCAAGACTGACCGTCTACGACCCGATTGGCAATGAGGAACATATCGGTGTAGGTGGCGGTGGTTTCACCATCGGTGATGGTTACGGTGTCAAGGTTGCCCTCGAACACGGAGTCTTCAACGACCCCTTTGGCAATGTAGTTATTGCCGTTCAGTTCCAGATTTTCCAGAACAGTTCCGTCATGGAGTGTGATCTTGTACATCTTTACAGACCTCCTTCAATGTGTTGTACAATGTATCAAGGTTTTCTCTTTGGAGCTTACTCATAATTTTGTAGTGGCCTTGGAACCAACCATGATAAAAGCACCAAAACTCACGCTGCGTCATCTTACTGGCAACCTTCTTCATCTTCCTACGCATGGCGGTAAGTCGTTTCGGATTGATCTTCTGAACGACACGGCCTGTTTCGGTCAGGGAATATTGCACTTGAAGAAAGCGCCAATTTTCAGACAGTTTACAAATGCGGGTCTTATGGGTATTCACGGTAATACCGTTGCGGGAAGCTATTGTGATGATTTCCTTCAACAGTTCTTGTAGATGTTCTTTGCTGTTTGAAATGATGTAGCTATCGTCCATGTACCGACCATAGTATTTGATACCCCTGACAATCTTGATGTAGTTGTCTATCTCCATTGGATAGGCGATACCGGCTACCTGAGCCACCTGATCTCCAATATTCAGATGCTTCCTCATATACTTCTCACCGGTCAGCAAACTTCTGTCGATAGTCCCATGAACAAGGGAGTTGTACACGGTGTCCATACAGACCGCATACTCTTCGTCACTCATGTAGGACACATCGACTTTGGAACGATCAAGTATCCGTTCCAACAGATTAAGAGTGTACTCGTCATCTGTGACAGATCTGAACTGTTCCATCAGAATATCGTGACGGATATTGTCGTAATATTTGGAGAAGTCGATCAGCAGAACATAACCTTCATTGGATTGGTATTTCATGTAATACTTCCGCAAATGGGTCAGAAGCCGTCTGCGGGTAAAATCAATGCCTTTTCCGGTCAGGCTTGCTCCGTTGTCGTAGATCAGGTAATCTCGAATACTCGGTGAGAGAACTTCATCACAGAGCGAGTGCTTCACGATACGATCAGGGAATTGCTCACCGCTGATATAGCGGATTTTGCCACGCTCATTGAGAACGAAATTGATTGCAGGGTGAAAGGGATAGCTTTTCTCTTTAAGCTGCCTTTGAATTTCTGACAGTCCCATCAAGTAGGTCATTTCAAAGCGTTGAACCTGAGGTTTCCAGTCACTTCCTTGTTTGGCTCTTTTGTAAGCATCGTAGAGAGCGTTACCATCAAATATCTCACGCTGATAACCGCAGCTTTCGTAAAAGGCGGTGTCGTGTTTAGTATTTACCATAAGGAAGGACAATCTCTCCTTTCTCTGTCCGCAGAACGGTCAAGAGCCTATTCAACTGCGGAATCGAAATCGGGGCGAACGCCATTAGAGTTAGAAGCGTTGTTGTAGTTCGCATTGCCGTTGTTGTTGACATTAGCGAAATTGGCAGCGGAATCAGAGATTGCCCCTTTGAACTTGTTGTCAGATTTGCGCCAACCTTTGATAAGGTTGACCTCTGCCTGTATTGACTCACCAAACCGAAGATAGGTGTTCACATCAACAGGCAGGGTTTCGATGGCGTACTGCAATTCCTGAGTGAGCCGGTAGCATTGACCAACCGCATTGTCTTGGTGGATTCTGCGCTCGATCAGTTCCTCACGACAGGTCGGGTAGATGCTGTTGGCGATATACACCTCTTTGGTGATCTCCCGCAGACAGTCGATGATGACCTTGCGCTCGTCCTTGATGAACCACTCGTCAAATGCTGTCCACCTTGCCTTGAGCCTATCGTAGACCGCCTTTTCTTGGTCGGTGAGGTCTGCGTAAGGACGGTTGCTAAAGCGCTTCTCAAGGCGTTTCTCAGCCTTTTCAAAGCTGTAACCGAAGTCACGCAGCAGTAAATCGGTTATCTCTCGTCTGAGCTTTGTCAGATGGTGGAACACCTCAAACTGAGAGGGTTTCCGTTTGCTTTTCAATACAGACATAGTTTGTTACCTCCGGTCATGCGCCCCACAAGGGGGCGCAGATTTAGGATACGATAGAGAAAGCGGGGCGAACGCCAACAGAGTAAGAAGCGCCGGCGTAGTACGCACTGCCGAAGTCGCCGACACGAGCGAAATCGGCAGCGGAAGCCACATCTCTCAGCCAGTAAGTGATACGGTTGGAGATCAAGTCAGGACGGAAAGCGAACAGAGGATACTGGCTCTTGTCAACCGTATAGGAAGCAGGGAGCGCAGCACCATTCTGGCAGTTTCCGAACACCTTACAGCCGTACACATTCTGCTCGGTCATCAGTTCTACGGTACTATCGTACCAAGAACCGGCAGACTCATAGCCGTCAGTCACAGCGTTCTTGAGATACTGACGATGGTTCAGCACATGGGCAGCGCCAAAGGCGGTGTTGATGGTGGTCTTGGCACTTTCCAGACCCTCGGTGTACATCTTGGAGCCGATGTACGCACCGGTAGTAACATTGGTGTCGTTCATCACATGAGAGTACAGGGAAGAGTCGGGAACCACGGTGACATGATGCTTACTGCAAGCGGTGTCACCGATAGTCAGGTAGTAGTCAAAAGCCGCAATACGGTAAGTGACACCACCGATCACCCAATAGTCACCGATGTACAGATCATCGAAAGTACCGGCGTTGATAGCCGCATACTGCTCGGCGGTTACGGCAGTACCGAGGTTCTTGCCACGGTAGATGGAGTTATGAGCGCCAGCGCCGGTGGCGTTCAGCCGACCATTCAGATCGTCATGCTTCGCATTGATAAGCTGTCTGAGGTCGGACTTGAAGTTGGCAACGGTGATCGTCTTCACACCGTCACCGTCACGGAACAGCAGCAGAGCGTCATCGGCGGCGCTCAGAGCGTTCACGAGTTCGGTAAATTTCTTGGTTTCAATACTAATGTTTGCCATTTTGGTTATACCTCCTTATGTTTCCAGTCAGCCAGAATAGCGTAGCCGTTATCGTCTACGATCAGGGTCAGGTCTTCATCATCGGTTGCGATAGGTGCGGAGAAATCATTTTCCAAGACCATGTGTTCCATCAGAGCCAGACGCTCTTCCAGAATGTTGATCTGGTTTTGCAGATTACCGGCAACATCGTCCGACAACTGGTCTTTGATAAGCTGGAACCAAGTGTTAAACACCTGTTCCTGAGTGTTCTCAAACTGAGTAATCTCGTTGCGATAGTCGGTTTCCAGAGTTTCGATCAGAGCATCACCCTGTTCCTCGATACCCTCAAGGTAAGCGGTAAACTCGGCCTGTTTCTGATCTGCGGTACTCTCGAAAAGCTGCTTCTGTGCGGTGAAATAAATCTGGAACGCTTCGTACAGGTCTGTGCCGTTCTCCACCATGGACATGATGATGTTCAGCGCTTCATTCATACGGTTGGCATCTTTCGCACCGAAGAACGAGTTTTCCTTTTGGGAGTAAACCGTCACATCTTGGAAAGAAACCGTGCCGTCCTCATTGTTGACCTGAGTGTAGCGTTTCAGGCCGCTCCACACCGCATCGGTATAATTAACCGGTAACAGAATCCATGCCATTTACAAGCCCCCTCCTTTCATACCAAAATTCCATGTAAACATTCTCCTCCCTTCCGACTCATTGGTGAGCCTGTCGTAGAGATCGAGGATTGCGCTTTCCAACCGGTTAAGCTCGGCAAAGTCCATTGTGTTTCCGTTATCCATGTAAGTAGGCGCAGTACCATACGATCTCTTGAGCGTGTTTGCATTGATGGTTTTCAGGTTCTCTTCCAACTGATTGATCTCGTCAGCATAGAAGTAATCTGCCACAGTCCTGTCAGCACCGAGGGACGGAATGTTAAACTCGTCATAGAGCTTCACAGCCAAATCCCTCAGGTAATCGAGGTTGTTTTTAATGCGGTTGAAATCGGCAGCATTAAACCGATCTCCCACATATTCACCGGTGGACGATGTGGCTCCCGCCCAATCGGTTTTAGGGGTTTTCCAAACTGCCGCCATATTTAACCTCCAATTCTTCGTGCGGTGACTTTACCAGAAAAGCTCTGGTTGAAGTTGATGGTTTCACGATAGATTGTGACCTTCATACCCTCGTGGAACTCGTTTTCCTGATACACAATGTCGTTGGCATCAATCTCAGGGTTGCCCCTCGTGTTGTACTCATACTCGACACCGGCTGTGTAATACTCACCGAGCCATTCAGCAAGGTCATTCGCCATGGTCATGTCAGAGATCAGGGGATTTTCCCACTTGACCGTCTTGCCACGGTTATTCAAAGATTTCACAGCATACCGCTCCACGATCTTGTAGCGGTAGCCCACCACCTCCAAACGGAAGGTTCCGCTCACGGTGAAGTGGAGGGTAACATAGTAATTGCCCCAAGCGGTGATCTGAACACCGTTGATGGAGTTGTCGAGCATGGCCTTGAAATTGTAGGAAGGTTCGCCCACATAGAAGGTTTCGGTCATTCCCGCTGTCACGGTGACTTCCTCGCTGATAAGGCTCTCTTCCGCAGACCCGCTCTGGTAGCTGTAACAGGGAACGATGACTTCCTTGACAAGCTCCTGCTTGATGGCCTTGGGAGAAGAGGTCATATCGTTTCGGGTCATCGTGAAGTCGGTCACATCACCGAAAGCGAAATAGTTGAGTGTGATACGGTTGTGGGGCTGTGCGGTCTTGGTAAACTCGATCTGCATGGTATCGAAGTCATCAAAGTCATGCAGGATAACGAGGGTCTTTGTGATCTCGTCATCGACTTCATACTCTGTGACCAACTCACCGGCGTTGTAAGTGCGGATTGTGATACCGGCAGGAAGAGCATGACCGAAGACCATTTTCACGCCGTAATACATACAGGCCGCTTCCTGAACGATGGTGATGACAGGGTTCGTGGCGAACTCGCCGTTGGCGTTGGAAATCTCACCAGACACATAGCCTGTGTTCAGGGCATTTCCCTTCAGGTTGCGGGGCAGGAAATACATTGCGCCATTGACCGGCGTGTAGTCCTGAGCCAGAGAAGCATACTCAACCTTGGTATCGTCATTCAGGATATTGCCCACCTTGGAGTAAGGCGCTTCGCTGTTGGCAGAAGCGGACGCATCGGGAATGAACGAGGACTTGATCTGGATAGTGCCGTATCTGGTTTGGGACAGAACACACCGACAGGCATTGGCGATAATCTGCAAGGCTTCCTTGTGCTGTACTCTCGGCAGCGGGTTTTTGGTGTATAGCTTTTTGAGTCGGGGGTCAATGTAGTAGTCGCTCTCTCCTGCGTCAGCCAAGACTTCTGTTGCCAGATCGAAGTAGCTCTTACCGGCGCTGTTGTAAACGCCCTTGTAAAACTCCGAGTCCATGTTGCGGAAAATGTCTTGGCAGCGGATAGTGGCGGTGTAATCGTCCGACTCCCACTCAGAACACAATAGGTGGTTGCCCTGAATCCACTCGATCTCACCGGTTTCGGGAAGCTGGTAGCCATAGAAGATTTCCATTTCCTGACCGGTTTCGAGGAAGTTGATTGCGGACTTGGGGTTGTCCACATTGAAATAGTGGTCGTAGTTCTTGAGCTGCACCATGAAGTCGATCTGCGGTACATCGGCTCCCACAGGGGACACATAGCTTTCCAGAGAGGAAGCCATAACGGAATCGTTGTAGTAGACCAGACCAAAGCCGAAGCGAATGGAATAGACACGCAGACGAGTGTTCGGGTTCTTCATGGTGTAGAAGATCAGCTTCACATAGGTCGTGTTTTCAAGCACTTCCTCGGTACTGAAAATCTCTTCGGTATTCCCTCTGAACTCAATGACCTGACCGTTACTGCTTACCATGTCGAAGTCCACCGGATAGTTCTCACCGAAGTTGATGGTGATACCCATGAAGTCGGTAGCCGCCATGTTAAGCTGAATCAGCAGCTCGTATCGAGCCTGAGATACCAGACCCTCGCTCACCAGACCGGTGTCGTAGTAGGAGCCAGAAGCGTTCCTGCGAGGGAGAAAGAACATCGAACCGTCCACCTTGGTAAAGTCCTGTTCCAGCGTGGCGTACACCGGAAAATTGGACTTGTCGGAGAAGATCGTGGACGAGTTAGAGTAGTAGGCAAAATCGCCGCTCTCGTCAATTCTGGCCTTGGCCTGAGCTTCCTGATTGACCAGACCGAAAGAGAGCATAATGTACGCTCTCTCTCGGAGGGAGGATTTCATGCTTTCTTTGTACGCCTTAGATACTTTCTGCATATCAATCACTCTCCTGTGTCAATCAGATTCACCTTGCAGTTCCGGTAGAATGTGGGATTGCCGTCATCATCGAGCCAGTAGGGTTCACCGGTACGATCACCGCAATACATTTTGATGGTCTTCTTGGTGTTGCTCACAGGGTCAATGAATGTGACATAGACGAAAAACTGGTTCAGAATCGTCAGGATACGGCTCCATTCCTCAGCGGACAGCCAAGGCCATTCCAAACCGTCAATCTTGTACTGATCTCGACCCACACGCTGACCAACCACGGCTCCGTTCGCATTACGACCAGAGTCTACGATGGTAGCAACAAGGGGGTGAACACCCCGCTTGGGAGGGGGCAATTCATATCCGTTAATCGCTAAGTAAGACATATTACCAACCCTCCTTTAAGCGGTAGTGAAGCTGTAACCATTGGCCTTTTGCTGCTTGGCAACAGCGTCCGTGATAACTCGGTTGCCCACCTGAACAACGGTGCTTTCAGGCTTGTCAGCCTGACGGCGCATATCGTCAGCCATTCGCAGAAGGGTGGGTTCCATGTACTCGGTGTAGAACTCCTGCATGGCTTCGGCAAAACCAACAGCGGAGAAGCTGTGATGGCTGTTTACATCGGTGGAGATACCCTTTGCGAAGGAAGCGCTGTCGTAATACTTGAGCGCAGAGGTATCTACCGCAAAGCCCATGGTGGGAGAAATCTTGGTGAAGGAGTTTGCCCAATCACCAACGACACCCTTGGTAGTAGTTCCAAGCTGGTTAAAACCATTATTGAAACCTTCAACAGAGAATCCCGCCATTTCGTAGAAGACCTTGGAAGGGGACTCAATACCAAGCACACCGGCAAACCAGTCGATAATGTCAGAACCCCAACTCTTGATCGTGTTCTTACAGGTCGTGTACAGATTACCGATACCGTTCTTGAAGCCGCTGATTACATTAGAAGCAATGTCGTAGAAGGAACTGTACGACACCGTATCTGTGAACCAACTCTTCACTTTGGAAGCGAAGGTCTGCATATTGTCCTTAGCGTCCGTGTAGGAGTTGCCGATCTTGGTCTTGAAGCCGCTGATAATATTGGCGGCATAGGTGGAAAAGGTGGTGCTGTTGACCGCACCGTAGGAGCCACCAGTAAACCAGTCCTTTACGCCGCTTGCCCATGTGGTGATACTGGACTTGACCGTGGTGTAGGAGTTGCTGATCTTATCCTTGAAACCAGACAGAACATTGCTTGCGTAGGTACTGAAAGTGGAAGAGTTCACACCACCATAGGAGCTATCGGTAAACCAAGATTTCACATTGGAAGCCCAAGTGGTAATCGAAGATTTGACCGTGGTGTAGGTGGAAGACACCTTATCCTTAAACCCTGTGATGATGTTGTTGGCATAAGTGCCGAAGTTGGTGCTATTCACACCACCGTAAGAACTATTAGTAAACCAATCTCTGACACCGGAAGCCCATGTAGTGATACTGGACTTAACGGTAGTGTAGGTCGTGGAAACCTTGTCCTTGAAACCGGTGATGATGTTGTTGGCGTAGGTGGCAAAATTCGTGGAGTTTACGCCGCCAAAGGAACTGTCGGTGAACCAGCTACGCACATTGGAAGCCCAAGTGGTAATACTGGTCTTTACAGTCGTATAGGCGCTGCCGATTTTCTCCTTAAAGCCGTTGATGGTTTCATTGGCGTAGTTGGCGAAGGTAGTGCGATTAACACCGCCGTAGCTGTTGTTGGTGAACCACTCCTTGACCTTAGAAGCCCAAGTAGTGACATTGGTCTTCACCGTGGTATAAGTCGTACCGATCTTATCCTTGAAGCCAGTCACGATGTTATGGGCAAGCGTCTTGAAGTTTTCCACCATGCCCTTGCCGTCTTCGCCCTTGCGGAACCACTCGACCACAGCACCCGCCCATTCCTCGATCTTGTAGAGGAACTGAGAGAACTTGTCGATACCGAGGAAAAATCCCTCGACAACATAGCCGCCAAGCTCTTCCATGACGGTAGAGGGAGAATGGATACCGAAGCACTTCTTGAAGCCGTCTACGAAGGGGTCAACGATGTTTTCTTTAATCCAAGACACCATGTTCTTGAATCCGTCCTTGATACCCTTCCACAGACCGGCAGGAATATCACCGCCGCACTCTTCGATCTTGCCAGAGAAGTAAGCTCGAATGTCAGCCCACACATCAACACAGAAGGTAGCCAGAGTGCTTACCGCAGCGCCGAGAGCGGAACCGAGTGCCTTGAACAGACTCTTGGCGATACCGCCCAAGTCCAGACCGGCAATGGTGTTTTTCAGACCCTTGTAAATCTCGGAGCCAACATGACCCCAATCCACAGAAGCCAACCACTCAGATGCTTCATCGAAAGTACCCTTGAGGTAGTTACCGAACTGTCGTGCGAGGGTCTTCCAGTCAACGGTTCCCGCAAAGCCCATGACGGCATCTGCGATAGAGGTGTAGATACGCATGACCAATCGACCAAACACGCCGAGATCAACATTCTCCATGGCATTGTTCAAGGCCGTAGCCACACTCTCTCCGACCTTCTTGAAGTCAGCCGTCTTGAGGAAGGAGTAACTGGTCTGAATGGCAGCTTGGAAGCCCTTACCGATCTTGGTTCCCAAAGACTTCCACGATACGGAGTCGATGACTTCATTGAACCGCTCTCCGATGAAAGTACCAAGTTCAGCCCAAGAACCGGACATGAACAGTTCCTTCAAACGGTCAGCGAAAGAAGAAATCTCACTATCAATGGTGGCTTCCTCGAACATCTTGGAAACATCACCGAGTCCACCACCGCCATCTCCACCGGAGTTGGGGTCAAAGACATTCAGTTCGTCAAACCCTGCGGTAAATTTTTTGGCCTTGTCAGCAGCACCGCCTACCGCCGCACCATACTCGGTGGCGGCTTTCACGGCCTTGGTGTAGGAACTCTTGCCGCTCAGTCGAGCGAAGAGCTGCGCCAACAGGTTCAGGAGGTGTGCCACCTTATCGGCAAGGAAGTCGATTGCGGGGGCAAGTGCGTTCACGATGGGAGCAACTGCCGCAGCAAGGGAGTTCTTCATGTACAGGGCATCGGTGGCGATCATATTCAGGGACTTATGGAACGCCGTCCCCATCGTCTTACTGTACGCATTGAGGTGTTCGATACCGTCTTTCAATGCGGTGGTAATGCCGCTCAGAATAAAGCGAACCACACGGTACATAGCAATTCTTTTCAGCGAGGAAGTGAAATTGCCGATCTGCTTCATGGCACTACCGATGGATTTACCGGTATTGATGAAGGGATAGGTTACGCCCTTGGCGATTGCCTTTGCGCCAGTTACGCCGATAGTTCGGAACTTGGAAGCGACAGAACCCAGCACCTCACGCAATCTCTGACCGGCAGTAGAAGCGTCACGCATAGCTGCGGAAGCTCTCTCCACTTCCTGAGCCGTACCTTCGATCTGACCGGTTTCCGCTCCAACCACGCCGTCCATCGGCGTACCTACGGTAGCGGTAACAGGAACGGTATTACGATTAGCGGAAGCGGCTACGGTTCCGATTGCGTTGGCAGCCTGAGTCAAGCTGCTGAAATTGAGATCAGAAATAGCCTGTAAATGACCTCGGACAGTAGACAGCATACGAGCGGAACTACCCAAGGTTCGGATAGCATCTGCCATAGAGGTAATGCCGGTGGTGTCCATCTGCCCCACAGTATCGTTGAACTGTTTGACATCGTTGGCAACCGCCGTCAATCCAAGACCCTTGCCGGTGATCCCCTGCAACTTTTTCAGCGTAGAGGTCAGCGACTTCAAACCTCTGGCAGCTTCCTCAGCATTACCTTCGATCTGAAATTCCAAGCCCTGAATTTCAACATTATCAGCCATTGCATTTACCCTCCTTTCTTCTCGAACTGTTTGTTAAAGCTCATAGCGAACATTTCCATATACGCTTTAGCCTTACTGTCGCTCTTCTCCTTCCGCATTTCCTCCTTGGGCTTACTCTTCTCACCGGTCAGAGAAATAGGCTCCGAACGGTAAGGGATAGGCTTTTGGGGTTTCATCACACGCATAGCGGGAGTGACACAACACAAGGCTTCGTAAATATACAGTCCTTGAAGCCAGAGCTTTTGGTTTTCAGACTCTTGCCGCAGTTCATGTGCCTTGCGGTACATCTTGACCATCGTGGAATCTTCATTCCAATACTGGTCATAGGTCATACCGAACGACATATAGAGGGGGCAAAGTTCTTCAAACTTTTTGGTGTAAGTGAAAGGGAGGGTCGGACGGTTTTGACCGCCGTCCCTCCCTAATTGGAACTCGGAACCACTTACCAATTCGGAGTCCACTCCAAGTTTCCCTCGTCAGGCTCGTCCAACAGGGAACTGATAGGCTCGTTATACATCTCTGCCAATTTCTCAATCAGAGAGTGCTTGTCTTTCAGCTTGGCATAGATAGCGTCCACAACCTCAGGCTTTTCGTAGCGGTGGTGGGCGAGAAATGCACCGGCAAACAGGGCAGGAAGGACGGTCATCGGCTTGGTTTCAATGTCATTGGCAACGAAGCCGTTGTTCTCCATCTGGCGAACGGTGTTGCGAGTGTACTCCAACACATAGTCCTTGCCGTTGTAGGTAAAGGTCAACTGTTTAGCCATAATAATTTCCTCCTTATGATCTCAGGGAAAACCCGATTAGTCCTCGACGAAGGTGATGACCGTGGAAGGAGCAATGGTAATGTTCATATCCACGACCTCGTTCACGCCGCCGCCAACAGGGTACACGGACAGTTCGCCCTTGAAGGAGAACTTGCCGTTGGAACCATCGGGAGTGACCACGCCACCGGCTTCGGTGCCGCCAAACCAGACAGCGAACTCTTCCTGCTTACCCTCAAGAGCCTTGAGTGCGGAGAAGTCGGCCTTGTCGTAGTTTGCGGTAAAGGACAGACCCTCAAGGGACTGGATACCGGCGATATAGGTCTGCATCTTGTCAGACAGAGTGGTGGTTTCCAGCATCTCAGGTTCACCGCCGAGATCGGGGAACTCCTTAATGTCGATCAGCTTGGTAAAGGCATCACCATTGGTGGCCTTGTGCATCAGAAATACCTTGTAAGTGCTAATAGCCATTTTCTTTTACCTCCTGTAAAAATGTTTTCCATCGGTTTCCGCTCTATATCGAGCGGTCATACGGTAGATTGTTGCGTCTTCCAGATTGGGGACAGGGGCGAGGGACAGTCTGGTGAAATTCATCTTGTACATCAGATCATCAATGTACGCCATGATCTCACGGCACTCTGTCTTTTTACCGGTGGCCTTATTGGAGTAGACATTGACCTCGTACATCAAAGTGGAAAACCTCTCGGTTTCACTCGTGTCAAGCCGGTCAGAAGACGCATAGTTGTCCATCTCCATAATGCTCACATGGGGAAAGCTGGACGGAGCTTTCACATACTCGCCCGAAACGAAAACACCGGAGAAGGTGTCACGGAGTCCAACCGCAATAGGCGTATAGACCTTGGATTCTACATCGTTCATTGGTTGAATACCTCCTTTACCATCTCCGGTAGTTTTTCTTTGAGCTGCTTCACAGCAGCATACATGGGCATATTGGCGGGATTGCCTTGGGTAATGACCAAGGAACCTTTATCGGTTTCCTTAATCACTCTGCCGTTTGTACCGGCAGCACCGTAATAACCCCACGAAGTTTGGTTTCCCTTGCCCTGACCATAGCCACCACGCACCATACCATTCTTGGCAGCTTCGGGGTGGTTGTCGGGGTAGGTCACACCAGTACCGAACTCAATGAACAGTACCGCAGAGCCGAGCGCCACAACCGCACGAAGGTTCTCACCTCGGTTTTCAATGGATACCATCGAGTCGTTGATACCATCGTACTGAGCGTTGGTAAACCCTGCCGCTGCGATCTGGTAGCCCTCCGAAGAAAGTCGGTAAAGCAATTCAGAAGTGCGCTCTTTGAGCCACGCTTGGTACTCGGCGATACCATCAATGAACTCGGTAATACCATCACCGTTCAGACTGATCTTGAACTTCTGCTTCACGATACTTTCACCTTGCTCACGGCAATAGCGATAGAGTTCAGGGACTTAGCCACTCGGCGTACCGTGTAATCGAACAAAGGCGTACCGTCCTTGTCATACTCAGGCTCTTTGTCAATGAACAGGACAGAGTTTTCATCAATCGGACAGGCCATGTCATCGGTGACGATGACCTTATCGTAGGTGATGAAATTTCCAAACTGTTCCACCTGAGCATAGCCGGTGGCGGCAGAGATGTTCGCTTTCATGGAAACAGCTTCGTGGTAGCCGACCCTATGCTCACCGGTTTCCTCACCCTCCGCATTGATGACAGGTACACGGTCATCGTAAAGGCAGTAATGAAACAACTGCTTATTGCGCTCCATTGCTTTCATACCACCAACCTCCTTTACACCAAGGCGGCACAGGGAACGACCTCACGCATCAGCGAAGGGGGTACATCTCCGTCCTCGTAAGAACGGCTGATACCGTTTTCGCTATGAGCGGTTTCGCCCTCAGCACCACGCTTGTTCAGAAGGTAGGCCGCAACCTCCAACTGCGTATAATGATATTTCTCAGGAACGGTGGTCTGAGTATCATCAAACGGATAGGCTTTGCGAAGGATTTTGTTACCGGCAATGTCGAGATAGGTGGAAAGCACTTCCTCAGCCTGTTCGCCGGTCATGGCCTTGAGCTTTGCCAGCATCACATTATGTTCCATACTTTCCACCTACCCTTCGATTAACCAGCAACGGTGATCTTGACGGCCTTGCTTTCGTCAGTCAGAGCGGCAAGGTAATACTTGCGGCTGAACACGGAGTTCTGACGAGTGTTAGCGTCACGCTCCTGCTCGGTTTCGATACCGACCTTGTTGAACAGGGTGACAGCTTCCTTAGTGCCGATCACAACAGTACCGGCAACAGCGTCCTTCTTGGTGTACAGGTTGACACCGCCGACAGTACCGACATAGCCCTGACGAGCAAAAGCCTCGACATACTTGAGATCGTCCTTGAGAGCCTTACGCACCTTAGCCATGTCAGCGGGGCAGACAAAGCCGAAGATGGTGATACCCTCGATGTTCTCAATATTCATCTTGGCAACGGCATCAACAAAGGCATCGAAGCCAAAGGAGTCCGCAGCGTGGGTCAGGCTTGCCTTGTTGAACTCGGCAAAAATGTCGGCGTTCACGGTGTTGAACATATCGGTAGCGCCATGACGGACACCGACAGGAACCACCATGGGGTCTTCCATGACCTCTTCATCGTAGTAGTCAAAGCGGTTCTGAGCCAGCAGAATGACATACTCACGCTCGGTCAGGCCGACCTCGATGGACTTGGTGTTACCCTGACCCTTGGTCAGCTTCTCAGTACCATCAGTAGCGGAGTAGACATTGACCTTGCGGGTCATACCGGCAGTACCAACCAGACCGTTGTCGATGGTGCAGAACTGCATCAAATCCAGATGGGAATTGAACTGATCTTCTACCTCGTTAGACAGGTAGAAATTGGAATAAACAGTATTAGCCATTATTCATTACCTCCATACAAAGTTTTATATTCTTCGGGATTTTTCTGAGCGAACTCGAAACGCTCACGAGCGGAGAGTTTACGGAACTCGTCAATGGTCATCTCCTTGCCGCCGTCACCGGCAGGGGGCTTCGGGGTCTTTTTCAGAGCATCGGCCTTGACGGTTTTCGCATACTCTTCGAGGAACTTCTGTTGGTTGGTAAAGACCTTATCGGTGTCACCGTCTGCCATGGCCTTAGCGGTATCAGCCGCCAAATCCGCAGAATAGCCCTGAGCAATGAGCCTACTCTTGTAGTCGGAAACAGTCTTCTCCTTCTCCAACTCAGCAAGCCGCTTTTCCAGCTTGGCTCGTTCCTCAGCTTCCTCCTGCTTCTTCTTCTCGTCCTCGCTCAGAAGAGCATTGTGCTTACGCTTCCATTCGGCAGCTTCGGAGTTGGCCTTGGAATTGGCATTTTTCAGCCGTTCCAGTTCGGCAGCGTTGTCCTCGTACTCCAATGCTTCGAGAGCTTTCACCTTGTCCTCAGCGGACATCTCGGCATAGCCCTCAATCTTGCTAATGTCGATCTTTGCCATAGAAATTACCTCCTGCGTTTTATTCGGGTGTTCACTCACCGCTGATTTCTGTTTTTGATAAGGTTGTCTTCCTCTTTGCGATTAAGGTCTTCCCTGACCATTTCAAGCCTTACGGCTAAAAACCAAAATAAAAAAAGGGCTACCGAAACATTCTCTGCTTCGATAGCCCGTAATGGCTGTTATCGCTATCTCGATATAGCGACCTCACATCTTTTCTTATTACTGACCGCCCATACCACGATCTTGCCGTTGCGTATCGCAACCTCGACCTCTTTACCGGAACTCAAGATTGCTTCGATCTCCCTGATAACCTCAGGAACAAGCTGAATAGATTGCGCCATAGTATCTCGCCTTTCTTAAACTCGCACCGTATAACACCGGCAATTCGGGTGGGGCTTAGGGGGAACCGTCTGAGTCGGATACACATTACCGTCCAACTTCTTACAGCGGCTACACACTTTATCATCTCGCTCAGACACCCACATGACAAACTCAAGACCATCATCAATTCGTGCCTGTTGCAAGGCCGCATCTGCGACCTCTACCGCAAACCAACCGGTCATCTGAGTCCAGTTCCGCATTGCGGTATCGTACTCAAGTACAGACCCTTTGGTAGCAATCAAGGCTTCCATCAGCCGGTCACGCTTTCGCACAACCTCGCTGTCATAGGAATATTTCATAACCGGACTCGGAGAAGAAAGCACTCCTTCGAGCCACAGATCATGCAGACTCTCGTCACCATGCGGCTCCGAGTTGTAGTAGTGATTTGCGATTTCTCGGTAGGCTCTCAGATTGATTTCCTCAAGCTCCCGATAGAGCTGCTGAACAGAAGACACGATGTTCAGTTCATCAAAGCTCATAGCTCGATATTCCTGAAAGAGATTGTAAATCTCCACCACGGTCTTTTTGAGGATACGGTCGAGGAATTTATACATTATTCCTCACCGCCCTCACCATCACCGTCTTTAGGGTCATCGGGGTCATCTTTCACACCGGCGATCTTAGTCATCTCTTCCAAAGCCTTTTTCCGCTGTTCCTCGGCATACGCCATACTCATAGCGTAGGCGATCTGCGGGTCAGAGAACATACCGCAATGGGTAAAGGCAAGCTGAGGTGCAATCTTGGGATTGTTCAGCATAGTAGTCAAAACCGTAGCCTTTTCGGAAATGTTCTCGTAATTGCGGCGGGTGAAACGGATTTCCACATTGGAGAGTTTGAGGTTCAGATCGGCGAGATCATGGCAAATACCAAGAACCAGTTTCAAGAACTCCTTTTCGGATTTCTTGTACATCAGTTCTGTATCCTTAGCTCTCGCTTCGGCAGCAGACCAACCATCACGCATGATAACCGCAGAGCCGGTATCGCTGGTGGAAGAACCTCCGTTGCGATTGGGCATACCGCAGATCGTGAGAACCGTATCGTAAAGATGATCGGTAAGGGTTTGCGTCTGCGTCTGGTTGAGTTCGGCAGTCAGATATTCGATCTCAGCTTTGAGCTGCGGGTCAATATCCTTGAACTTGATAGCGCCCTCCTGACGGAGCTTGGTGTAATCCTCGGAGGAAATATCAACATTGTGGAAAAGCATCAGAGATTGGACGAACTGTTCCACGCCGTCCAGTCGGTTACTGTCCACATTGTTAATGGCATCGAGCAAAGGCAACACGATCTCGAAAGCACCGAGCCGAGCATTGTTCAACGGATACTCGATGATGGGGATACCCAACACCTGTTCCTCGGCCTTAACGACCTCAGTTTCTTTCACCTCGAAATACATATTGTCGGTGTAGATACTGAAAATACGCTGACGGTCTTCTGTTTCGATATACTTCACACCCATCTTGGGAGGATTGCCCAAGCTGTTGTGATACACCACGAAAGAGAAACGAGGGTCGAGGGTATAAATCTCGAAAGGAGCTTCGTCCAACTCCAAATCGGCATCTCCATCGGGAAGCACCATGCGGTAGGAAGTTCCGCAAATATGCGCCCACTCAGCCAACTCCTTATCCTTGGTGGCCTTATCTTCAGAAATGACATAATCGTTCAGCAGGGTAACGCTCTCAGAAACAAGAGCATCGTCCCCACGACTGACATACTGGACAGGCTCACCCATCAGATAACCGACCTTGAAGGAAACGATTTCATTGGCTCGATTCTCAACGATGGTGTTCTTGATCTCAGGGCGAACTTCCTTTTTGCGGTGCAAAATAGGCTGATTACCCTTGTAGTACCGATACAGATACTCAATGTCGATCTTATTCGCAAGGTGAGTAATGAGGGCTTTCCTCAGAACTTCCGCTACATTGTCTTTGGTGATCTCAGAAACATCAGTATAGATGACTCTACGCCCAAACAAGGCTCTGGTTTCCAAAGAAAACACCTCCTTCTCATTGCAATTTTACACATTACATTGTAGCATAGTATCCAATGGTTGTCAAGTGGTCAACCTTTCATTATACCCATTGGAGCGTACTTTTGTCAACGAGATCAACAGGGGCGCTTGAAAACCTCAACCGGCGAACCCACACGCTTACGGATTTCATTCTCCAACAGAGCCAGAGAGTCAGGAGCATCATCGTGAGGAACCTTGCCGCTGCGAGTGTAGGTGGTAAGCTCCTTCATAAAGTTCCAATACTGACTACCCCGCTGATAGGTAGACTCGTGCTTGAAGTAGAAATTCTTGATGATGTTGTCAGACGCAAACTCAATGCGGGTCTGCTTATTGCTGACGGTGCGCTTCGTCCTGATCGAGATGTTATACCCTCTGGCCTTGCACAGATCGGCAACATCTCTGGCGTAATACTGACCAGCGTTGTTCGACTCAAAGACCGCTTCGGACACCTTGTTTTTGATAAGGCAGTTGGCACATTCAGGCTTAGTCACTTCGGCGGGACTATCATCGAACACCACATCAACGATATACACCTCAGAGCCGTACAGCATAGCCACCGGCAGAGATGTGGAGTCGCTGCCGCTCTCGGCGGTATCGGCTACGGCAATGATGGCATCGGGATCACGGTCAACCGGCAACTCGAAGAAATAGTTGAGTTCCTTTTTGTTGAACAGCAGACCCTTGGCTTCAAAGGGTTGCTGTTGAAACTCACTCTCGAACTGTTCCGCACTCAGAAGCTCACGCTGTTCACGGAAGTAGGCCGTGGTGAACACCTTGGTTTTCAGCTTGGGATTGTAATACTCATAGTTGGACTCGTCCGTGATCGGGTCAAGTGCGGGGATTTCCACGGCTCTCCATGTCCAACCCTGCTTTTGAGCTTCCTCCTGCAATCTACCGATGGGGTCATACAGGGAGTATCGAGTGCCGGTAGCGACAATGGGTGTACCTTCAATGGCACGACCCATAACATCACCAGAGATGACTTCCCACTTATCGTCAAGGCGCTGTCGATTCTTGGCTTCCTCTCGACCTTCCACACAGTCATCGAGGTAGAGAACATTGGTGGCTTCGGACAAACCGACCTGTCGAGCGTCAATGGAACGGCACATGATCGTGGGGAAGCGGGACTTCGACTTGAGGTTGATGATCTTGGTGTCAGCATGGGTCTGTACTAGCTTGGCTTCGGGGAAAATGTCGTAGAACAGGTAGTCGTTGGGTGTTTGCAGATATTCCAGACAGCCGTTGTAGAAGCTCTTTACAAGGTCATCACCGGTTCCTTCCATCAGAGTCGAGCGGTCAGGGTACTTACCGGAGATCATATTGACAAAATTGATACCAGTTTGCGATTTACCGGCTCGTTTCGGCTCCGATATTGTCAAAAGACGCAGCTTTCCGTCAAGAATATCTTGGTAGCCCTGCACCATGGGTTTCAGGTAATGTCGCCGAGGTGCATAAAAGCGATCTTCGGGCTTCCGGTCAAGCTCGACATAGAGCAAAAAGCTGTCAAAGAAATGGGGAGCATCAAACAGGAGCGACTTCCTCCACATCTCATAGAAGAAATTAGCTTCCGTGGGATTGCACTCACGGAGCATCTTAGCAGCGGTGGCCTTGAGAGTACCGTTCACGGCATGAGCGGCCTTGAAGTTCTCACTCTCCCATTGACGGCAAGCCGACAGCAGATCGGTATAAGCGCCGTGGTCATTAGGCTTCTTTTGAATAAATTGCAAAATTGCATTGGTTACTGCTTCATAATTCATACTGACCTCCTAAAAAGAAAAGGACTATCTGAGAAATCAGATAGTCCGTAATGACTGTTACTCCCGCCGTGTTGCAGGAGCCTATTCACAAAAGATACTGTCCAGAACTTCCAATGTCCAGAGGGATACCCCTAAATCTTGGGCGAGGTTCTTTGCGTTGGGTGTGTACTTGGAATTGGTCACGACCACGGCTCTGTCGGCCTTGTATTTCCTGCTGCCTGAATACACTTCCTGTACGGCGCTCACACCAACAGAACCAGTATAGCACTTGCATTGGAAAGCGTAAACCCGCCCATGCTTCGTGGCGAGAATATCTACACCGTAATCACCGGTGGCGGGAGTGAACCGTACATCGTGATACCCTCTGGCTCGGAGCTTGTCGGCTACATGACGCTCAAAGTCCTGACCACTCATATAACTGACTGGCTTGGTAGGCAACTTCCAACCGAAAAGCCGATGACCTACATACCGAAGTCCCCAATAAATACCATACATGATCTTCCAGATAATCCATAGGGCAAACCACCCTACGAAGAAAATCAGGCCGTATAGCCACAGCGCCATGCAGAAGAACCAAACTACGCCGCCTATCAGCAAACCTCGCTTGGAACCTCGGTCTAACATTCGGTTTATCCAATCAAAATAGGCGTTAAAGAATTTCATACCACTACCTCCAAGCGCCTTTTTGTTTTTGCGAAAATTTTTCAGCCGAGGTATTCATTCTCGCCCAAGATAGCTTCGTGCTGACCCTCGCTCTTGCCGCCCTTACCATACCGGTAAGAACCACGGTAGGTGTCCTCGTTGTTCAAGATGGTCTGCACAGCAGAGTGCTTGAACTCAAGACCCTTCTTCGTTCGGTAGCCGAGCCGGTTCAGTTCCTCGGCAATGCCGATCAGAGTCTTACCCTCTTCACGGCGCAGCTTGAAGACGAGCCGCACGATCTCTGCTTCATCGGGAACAACGACCAGATTGCCGTTGTCCGCACGATAGCCGATGGGAGGTTTCCCGCCAGCGTAGCCGCCCTCATTGGCCTTGGCTTCTCTGCCCATGGAGGTTCGCACCTGAATGGTTTCGCTTTCCATCTGGTTAAAGGAAGAGAGAATACCGATCATGGCTCTGCCCCAAGGGGTACTCGTGTCGAGGGTTTCATTCAGGCTCACAAGGGCAACCTGATTCTTCAAAAAGACCTCTTCAATGAGTGTCATGGTATCCCGCTGCTTTCGGGACAGTCTGTCGAGCTTGTAGATCACAACGGCTTGGACTTCGCCACGCTCTATGGCGGCAAGCATATTTTGAAGACCCTCACGCTCAAGGGTACGACCAGTAACGCCGGGGTCTGCAAAGGTCTGAGTGTAAGTCCACCCCTTAGACTCGATGGCGGCTCGGCACATTCTCTCCTGCACCTCAATGGAGTAACCTTCATCGGCCTGTTCAGTCGTGGACACACGGATATATACGCAAGCGTTCAGTTTTTCGTTCATAGGGTTCATCTCCTTTACACTTACTATTATATGCAGTTATTGTAATTTGTCAAGAGGGAATTTTGGCGGCGTGGTCTGAGCGGTTGGGTGACAAAGGTGAACTATTTTCGATTTTTCCTATAAACTCTTCTATATATAGCTCTCTATAAGGGAGTTTATAGTATTTTCCGTTAATGGTTCACCCTGACGGCTGAAAACCGTTGCAAATAAAGGGTTTTTCGTAGGTGAATTATTTTGATGAAGACTCTCGAAAGAGGGTCTTTTTAATTTTTGCGGAATTTTCGGCACTCACCCCGCCCTCGCTGCCGCTCGTATATCCCCCGACCCCCTGCAACCGGAACAAGGCCAGATTTACCAGATCAGCAAGCCGAAAAACCTTGAAATAACGCCAGATCAGGCCGAACAGCGAAAACCGGACAAAATTTATTTACAATTATTCAAGAAAAATAGTAAATTTATCGTTGACAATTACAGTAAATCGTATATAATAGTAAATGTAAATGGGACGCAAAACCCCGCTTTTTTATCGAGTTACGCCGACCACCCTTGAATATTTGAAAGGAGCTTAAAAAGCTATGTTAAAGACCACAACAAATAAAGCCCGCTTGAATATCCGTAATTACATTATGGAGCATTGCGACAGCGAAAACTATTTAGGCTATACCATCAAGGCAAAGCCTGAAACATGGGAAGAGATCGCCGCCTTTATCCGTCAAACCTTCCGAGATGAAAAGCGTTATCAGATCGGCAATCAGCAGGAATTGTTTATTGACTGGTGTCAAGGCTTGCCCTCTGCATTGGATACCTGTTATTACTACAACCGCAGCGCCGTTGAAGATCTCGCCGTTATCCTTGAAGAAACCGAGGAAGAGAAAGCCAGATACACCGAGGAAGAAGCCGAATATATGCTTTCCCATTTGATCTATCGAGAGTTGTTCACAAACCGGCCTATTAGAAAGGAGTGCTAAACAATGACCAACACCGAAAGAAAGCAGCTTATACAAAACGCTATAAGCGAGTACCACCAAGCCAAGGCCACCGGCGATTTTGAGAAGATCGCCCAAGCCGTAAACAATATGGACAATGTTTATATTGCCGTTGTCCTGCATGGGGTCGAAGGTGTGGAAACCCTCAGACAGTTGATTTTGTCAGCTAAGGCCGAAAAGATCACCCCCGCAAAGAGCCTGACCCCGCTTTTTATTCCTATGTTGTGAAAGTGTCCGAGATGGACAACCTCAAAAGCAAGCTGGACAATATCGGCGGTTTGTACACCGTCAACATTTGCCCCACAAAGAAAAGAGCCGTGGAGATCGTCAACCATTGGAACGAGTGCCACAAGGCAAACGGAAAATATCTGTTTGATACACCGGCCTTTTAATTACTGAGCCGTGGAGATCGTCAACCGCTCCACGGCTTAAAATCTATCATAGGAGGGAAACCTATTGTTTAGAAAGCGATACACCACGCCCACCGGCGAATATTTCAAACTATACGCCGATATGCTGAAACAGCCGCATTTACTTGTAGCCGGTGCAACCGGCAGCGGTAAAAGCGTAGTTATAAACGGCCTAATATACACGGCACTATATAGCCCATGCGGAGCCGGTAACGGTGCAAAGGAATTTATATTGATTGACCCGAAAAGGGTTGAACTGGTAGACTATAAGTATTTGCCGCATACAATCGCCTACGCCAGCGAACCCGACCAAATGAGAAACGCCCTTGACCACGCTTTACAGATCACAGAAACCCGCTACAAGGCCATGCAGAAAGCCCACACGAAGAAATACACCGGCAGCGACTTGTATGTTATCATTGACGAGTTCGCCGACCTGATGACCACAGACAAACGCTATATAATGCCCAAAATACAACGCCTTGCACAGATCGGACGAGCCGCAAAAGTGCATATAATCTTAGCCACACAAACCCCGATTGCAAAAGTTTTACCGACTGAAATAAAGTGTAACTTTGATTGTAGGGTTGCACTCCGTACCAGATCAGCGCAGGACAGCCGCAATATAACCGGCCTGAAAGGTTGCGAAGCCTTGCCCCGCTACGGATACGGCTATTATATGACCCCTGAACAAAGCGCCTTGCATGAAATCCCCATGATAAGCCCCGAACGGCTACGGCAACAAATAAATCATTGGTTAAGCCAGACCCGCCACAGAAAGCGCCTTGCATGATTGCAGGGCGCTTTTCCCATGCCGCCGCAGCTCGTCAGCCCTTCCACCAGAGCCACGCCCACCGGCAGCAAGGCAAGCGCCCACCATAAAACAAAAGACCGCCTAAAGCCTTTCTGCGGCCTTCTGCGGTCTTCTGTGCTTTCTGTTCTATTGTCCTTCTGCAACATTTCTATAAAAGCCCTTCTGCGGCTTTCTGGCCTTTCTGTAAAAGCCCTTCTGCAATAATCACCCTTCTGTGTCTTCTGCAATACCGACAGATTCAATATAACGCTGCTGAAGCTCTTCTGCGCTTGTTTCTTCACCCAATGCAGAATTGGGAGTCAATACGACTTCCTGCTTATCCTGATAGCCCATATTGTTCTTCATAAGGAAGATACCGGAAACAGGATTGATCTTGCCGTTCTGCATATAGTCTTCCATCTGAGCGTTCAACATTCGATAGGCTTTCTGGATTGCCTTTCTGACTTCTGCGGGTAGGGACTTACTGTCAACACCGTTTGCCCATGCCCAAATAGTCTTTCTGTCAACATCGAAAGCCAGAGCCAGACCAGATACAGACGGCTTCATGTCGTTCTCCTGACAGATCGTAAAGTATTCTACGATTCTATTCCAAACGGCAGTAGCGTCATAATGATCGACAGGGGCAAGGCTGGCAATCTGAATGGTGTGGGAATTGTACTGCATATTCTCCCCAGCTTCCATGTGGACTTTGTTTGCTTCTGCCTTGTCAGGGCGCTTTCTGACAACGGTTTTTGCGAGTTTCTGCAAGGCTTCTTCTGCCATCTTCTACACTCCTTTCTATTAGGATTTTTCAAAGCGTCCGCAATGGCAAACGCCGGTCTTCTGATCTCGGAACTCTTTACAAGGACAGCGGGTATCTGCGTTCTTGAAAACAGCACATGGGCAATAACCGCCGTTCTGCTCGACCAGTTCTGCGATCTCAGGATTGATTTCTTTCAACATTCGGCAACCTCCTTCTGTCATTCGCTGGCCTTGAAATTGTAAATGGGTTTGATGATCTTACAAATTTCTACCGTGTCAGCGATATTCGCAACGATTTCTTCCATGGGCTTGTAGACCATAGGAGCTTCGTCAATGGTGGACTGTCCGACAGAGGTGGTAAAGATACCCTCCATGGAGTTCTCGAACTCTTCAAGGGATACGACTTCCTTGGCCTTGCTTCTGCTCATAATACGACCAGCACCGTGAGGGGCAGAACAGTTCCAGTCTTCGTTACCCTTGCCGATACCGAGAATACAACCGTCACGCATATTGATCGGGATAAGCAGCGGCTCTCCTTTCTTTGCGGAAATAGCTCCCTTGCGTACCATGTTCGTACCAAACTCAATGTAATTGTGAATGGTTTCAAACATCGGCAAATCCCAATAGGCTATATCTGCGCCGAAGAGATCAGAAACGATAGCGTTTGCAATCTCGTACCGGTTGGCAGAAGCGAACTGCTGACAGATTTTCATATCGTGAAGATAGTCTTCTCTGTACTTTCCGGTCAGATAGCAAAGGTCTTTCGGGATATTCAGAGGATTGGGATTGAACTTTCTATGAAGTTCTTTAATCGCTTTCTGGATTTCCTTTCTGCGGCCTTGTGCTTTATATTCTGCGATAAGCTGTTCCTGCTTGGCGTAGAGTTCATCTTTGCCCTGCATGATCTCAACAGCGAGATTCTGATAATATTCTGCGACTTGCTTACCAAGGTTTCTGCTGCCGGTATGAATGATAAGATACTTCATGCCGTGTTTATCGGTATCAACTTCAATGAAATGATTACCGCCACCGAGAGTACCAAGGCTTCTTTCAAGACGCTTCGTGTCTTTCAGTTCCCGATAACAGCGCAGCTCACGGAGTTCTTCAAAAGCAAAGGGGCGGCTCTCGTGAACATTTCTGCCGCTCGGCACATTAGTTCTGATAATCTGATCGAGAGTAGCCAGATCAATGTCGATCTTGCCAAGCTCGACAGTCAGCATACCACAGCCAATATCTACACCGACAATGTTCGGAATGACCTTCTCTCCGAGATCAGCGGTAAAGCCGATTACACAACCCGCACCGGCATGAACATCAGGCATGATACGAACTTTGCAATCAGCAAAGGCCGGTTGCTTAACAAGGGTATATACCTGATTGAGCGCTTCTGGCTCAATGTTATCGGTGAAGATTTTCAAATTGCTCATAACGGTCTTTCTCCTTTCTGTCCTTCTGAGGGTTGAGGGAGATCATCTTCTCCCGCACCAGCTTATCGACCACACGCCCAAGCTCACGGTATCCGCTGATTGCCGCCAGCTTTTCCAGATTGCCAAGAGTCTGAGCGGTGACGAGAATGGACACACGGCGCATATTTTTCTTATTCATAGGAAACCTCTTTCTTAGGTGGAGCGCCCCACAAGGGGGCGCAGATTACAGACTCATGATCTTGAAAGCGGGGCGAACGCCAAGAGAGAGAGAAGCGTTGCCGGCGTACGCATAGCCGGTGTGGTTGACACGAGCGAAACGGGCAGCGGAGTTCTTTCTTTTGTTCTGCAACCAGTACCACTCCCAATCACCGTTATGACCCTGAAAAGCGATACGGTTTCTACGGAGCTTCATAGGCTCGAACTGCTCCACGCTGTCAGCTTCCTTCTCACCATACTCGTTGACACCGAAAATCTCCTTCTCGGTAGGCAGACGCAGGAAGTCACCGTTCTCAAAGGCCACCATCTGTTTTCTGATCTCCTGAGGGAAACGGCAAATGATAGCGCTGTTGAGCTTCCTTCTGAGATCACTTTCCTCGTAGCCGCCACGATTGGTGTCGGTACGATTCATGCGCTCTTCATCATACAGGCAATCGACCAACAGGAAGAGCATACCGTCCTGCTCGGCCTTGACCGCCATGGCTTCTACGAACTCACCGTCTACCAGACGGAAGGAAATGGTATCACCAACATTGAAGGACTGAGTGTCGGTACAAACGATCTTTCTGGTTTCCATATAATAAACCTCCATTATGTTCTGTTCTTTTTGCGGCTGATCTTAGCCATCTTCTTACGCTTCTGCTTCTTATACAGAGCGTGCGGGGATTCTTTGTGGCGGCTCAGGGGTCGGACTTTGCGACTACCTCCACGCAAAGGAGCGGGGGTGTTCTTATAATCCAGATCAGAGAAGAAATAACTTTGAAGCAAATCCATCATATTGTTCCTTTCAGTTTGATACCACGGTAAGAGGGGTAGCCCTGTACTGTGACCTTGCCCTCGTGCCATTCAGGGTGTGCTTCCATGTCGGCATTGAAACGCTTTGCGCTGCATACGAAGTAGCCGTTGGACTTACACCAAATCCGGTACGCATCATACAAGGACTTCTGACGAGTGGAGCCACCTTCGCTTTTCTCACACTTCTCTTCGAGGAACTGCAAGACGAGATCGTTGTCCCGCTCGTACTGACGAATGACCTTTCTCAACTCTTCTGTCATCTCAAGACCGAAGCGCTTGTACTTGAAATAGCCCTCGATCAGCCATGTGAAGATACCCTGCATGGCTTCCTGAGTCTGGAACTCGTTCTTGAGATTCTTGTCCTGCTCGGCAGCGGTGAAGTGACGGTTGAACTCGATGACACGCACACGATCAGAAGCGAACAGGGACTTGTCGTTGACAGAGGGAAGGTCATTGCAGGAGAGCCAAAGGGTGAACTGCGGCAGGAAGGTGGAAGCGGTTTCATAAAGGTTTCTGGCCTTAATCTCTTCGCCACCGGTGAGCTGCTTAATGGTTTCTTCATCGAGCTTGCCATACTGGTTGCTCTCAGCCATGGTCACAAACCGCTTACCTTTCAGGGAAGCAAGCATGGGGTTTGCCGCTTCTGCGTTCTTGCTCTTGTCCGACTTGCAGATGATCGACACAGGAGATACCGAAGCGTAGTCACCGAGAAGGTGATGGATTGCGGACAGCATCGTGGACTTACCGTTTCTGGTGGTCTTGCCATGGAGGATAAACATACATTCCTCGTTGGCATTGCCCAACATAGAGTAGCCCAAGGCTTTCTGCAAATACTCGGCCTTGTCAGAGTCATTGCAAGTCACCTCGGCAATGAACTGTTCCCACCGATCACAGCGGGTATCCTGCAAGGTGTAGTCGAAGTTGGTCTGCATAGTCAGGTAGTCCCGCCAATCATGCTCACGGAAGGTCATGCTCTTGAGATCATAGGTTCCGTTCTTGCAGTTAATCAGGAAGGGGTTTGCGTCAAACTGCTCGGCGGCAATGGGCTTCACGCTGGCAGCGTCTTTCATCAGACGGTCACGGAAACGGCGATCACCCATCTTACTGACGAATTTCAGATACTCTCTGCGCCGGTCTTCATGCTGAATTTCTCCGCAGTAGAGAGCCATCAAACGGCAAAACTCCTTGATCTTTTCAGCTACCAAGAGGGAGCCAATGTCTTTTCGCCAAGCTCCTTCTGAGTAGGTAAACCAACACTTCGCTTCGGGACAATAGCGGGTATCATTCTCATAGCACTCAGAGAAGAGTTCAGCCATGCCGCTTTCGTCCCATGAGTAGCCGGTAGAGCTGGCTTGGTGACTGGTTTCGGGGTGCTTCTCTTTAATGAGAAACATCTTTCTGGAAACCTCTTCGTCCAGTATGTAGCGACCATTGGTCAACTGAAACAGGGGCGAAGGGTCTTCGTAGATTTCATTACTCAACCTTGTCACCTTCTTTCAACAGGGCTTTCAACTGCCGCAAGTCCTTCTTGACCTTTTCCGTATATTGACGAAGGAGGTCTTCGATCTCACGGTAAGTGATGGGGTGAGGTACGCTGCTCTCAAAGGCTCTTTGGATATTGCCGATCTCCCTGTTTCTGTCCGCTTCGGTCTTGTAGCATACCCCAATGGACAGACCGTCTTTCATGCGAATCGTCAGATCGTAAGGGTACTGAGGATTGCGGCCTTGAGAGGGACAGACAGAAGAAATCTCGGCTACATTGACAAGATTATTATTAAAACGGTACAACATGGTTTACCTCCTGTATCGAGTGACACTATTGACGATCATCTCCACCTCAGTTCGAGGTAGGGGCGGCTGACACGCTTGTTCATTGGCGTACAGCAGCTCTTTGAATATATCTGCCTTACTGTAACCTTGGTTGTGCATCTGACCGGCAAGAGAAGTCAAGCTCAGGTTGCGGGAGCCGTGAAGAATGGGCGGGTAGGTAGGCTTTAACTGGACTTTACCGTTCTCCGGTTTGGTGTACACAGGAGAGTAAATGCGCTGAGGGGCAGATACACCGGCGCTTTCTTTCGGGGTATCGGGGAAATACTTCTCCACAATGTAGTCGATTGCCGCTTGGTTTTCGATGATCTCAGGGTAGATCAGCACATCACCGGTCATAATGAAATACCGTCCGCTCTGATACACCTCAACACCGTTGCGGTTGTTCTTCCCCTTGAAGGGAAGTGTACCCTTGACCAGAATGTGAACACCTCTGCCGCTCCTGCTCTTCTCTGTGTAAGAGCCGCATTGACGGATAATGTCGATAGCCAGAGGTGAGAGAAACCCATCTTCATCAAAGCCAGCGTCCAGATCAATTCCGACAATGCCGTTGTCAGCGAAGACAAAGCCGAGGTGGTCATACCGGCCTTTCTCAACCGCCGTCTTAGCGTCCTCGAAGTTCGCCCATGTGGAAGGAGTAGAAGACGCTGCTGCCTTTCGCAGATTGGCTTGCATGGGAACCTTTGAGTTCTTCCACGCACAGACCCATTGCGGGAGGGTCTGTAATTCAGAAGGGATATTCTCAAACCTCATAGACTTTACCTCAACTTTCGTAAGGGCTTGGTAAAGACCAGTCCCATGTTTCGTAAGGAGCTTTCCACTCCGTTCTAAAGTGATTGTGCTTGCCGTCACCGTTGAAGAAGTAGTAGTTGGGCGGCAACACCCTCCCGACTTCTGTTTCCCCTTCCTTCTCTCTCTGCCACCGAGTCAGTACATCAACCACCAAATCCCTAATATGTTCAGGTTCGGGATTACTGGCTCGGTAGCCTTGAAAGCGATTGGGATATGTAACCTCTTCAATGATGCTTCTGTCTTCTCGATCACACCAGTTCAGTATGCACCAGACCACAGCGGCTTGCTCGGTAAGGGAGGGTATTCCACCGGCTTCACCGTAAACCGCTTTGGTCAGGTAGCTTACCTCTTCGTCTGTCCAGATGGGGATAAACTCAGGCTCCGGTGGCAGAATGATGATCTCAACCGTGGGTGTAGGGGTCGGGATAGGTTCGGTGGGTTCCACAACCTCGGTGACGATCTCGACCTCAGGTTCAATCAGACAGCCGCACATGATCAGACAGAAGAAGATGGTGAATAGGAGCATTGCCCCTACCGACCTTTTCACTTCTTCTTCCTCTTCTTGGCGGTCTTTGCGGGAGCCGCCTTGGGAGGTTCATAAGCGAAGAAATACTGGTTGTTCACACAGTAGGGATAACCGGCGAATAGGGCGCTTGCCCTCTTCGTGCCGGTGGAGATAATCTTCTCCGCTTCTTCCAACGGCATTTCACCTTTCACATGGTCAGCACCGGCAACCATGATGTAGGGAACCTTGCCGTCTACAACTTTAAGATTCATGGTTTTCCTCCTGTTCTTCTTTGTACCATGCTTCTACATCGACTCCGATCTTCAAGAGCCGCTGCCGACACAACCAACCACCGTCTTCGGGTGGCATTTGGTAGTATTCACGCAACTTCTTGTGTTCGGCGTAAAAGAGCTTCCAAGCCTTTCTCAGTCGTTTCTTACCGAAGCCGAAGTGAACATGGAGCATTTCGAGAATGGCTGAATCGTTGTCGATGGAGAACTCGGTATCCTTCTCCAAAATCTGTCGGGTGATCTCCTTGTCCATAGCCGCTTGCTCGGCCTTGTTCAAGACCACGCCGAAGGGTTTGCCGCCAATTCTCTTGAAATTCATTTAGGCCACCCCAATATCTTCAAAGAACACAGGGTAGTTATCCTTGAACAGCACTTCGAGCATACCGGCTACCTCACGCATCTGAGGGTGAGCGGCAGGGCTGTTTCTCAGCTTGAGGAAGTGCCGCCACTCACGAATGTCGGCGGTCATAACGACCTCGGTTTTCAGGCTGTTGGGAAGAACGGCTCTGGCTTCCTGAGGGGAACAACCCTCGGTCAGCAGATCGAAGTAGGCCACCTCGGACAATTCGCAGCTTCTCTTCCAGATACGATACACAGGGGTATCCTCAGCCAGATAGATCGGCTTGATGACGGTAATCTCACCGTTGAAGTCACCCTTGCTGTAATTGCAGTAGCGGGTGGACTCCTGACAGTAGGCGGCAAGGCGGTGTCTGACGATCTCGTGGGAAACACCACGGTCACAGATGAAACGGACGGTGAGAGAGCCGTGTTCAATGACAGCTTCGTGACCACGCTTCAAAATGCCACGGATAAACTTCTCAGCAGACCCATCGGTGATCTTGCTCTCGGACTTGTAACAGGTACGACCCGCAGCTTCGATGGTGTTCAGCAGGGTTTCATAGGAAGGAGCATTGATAAGCTCCACAGAGGGTTCAATGATTTTCATGGCGATTATCCTTTCTCAAAATCTTGTGTCGGAACCAGTACCGGAAAATGTACCAACATTGTTCCAAGTACCCTGTTTTGCGGTAGCTCATTTCATACACCTTCGACATGACTTGCCATCATATCTGCTTGGTGAGTCCACAGCACATTCGGGTAAAGGTTGACGGCTCTGGTGTAGTCGTTCCACTCTTCCTTCGGAGTGAAAGCGCCCATGTGGTAGCGGATACAGGCCACCTCTTCTTCGGTCAGCCGGTAGAACTGACTCAGCAGCATGACCGACTTCTCACCGTGACCCTTGAACAGACTGTTGGGGTTATACTCCCAAGCGTTGTGATCTTCAACGACCTTGCCGCCGAGGGTGGTGTGAGATACAGGGTGACGATACTGGTCGATCTTGCAGAGGTCGTGGAACATACCCACGAGGTAAGGAGAGCGTTCCTTCTGCCAAGTCAGACCCATGGCTTTCGTCATGCCAAGCAGATGCTTGGTGACAGAAACGGAGTGTTCAAACAACCCTCCCTCGTGATTGCCGTGGTACTTCGTGGAAGCGGGAGCCTGAAAGAAACCCTCTCTCACCAGATAGTCCACCATGTCGATGGTCAGAATGGGAGCGCCGTTCCGCAGCTTCATAAAGGAACAGAACTGGTCGATGATCTCATTGTTCATTAGGAAATTCCCTCCTGTTCATACTCAGGGCGGTGAATACTTCTCTCGGCATCGAAGCCCTCAGGGTATCGAGCTTTCAGCTTATCGACATTGTGCTGTGCCACTTCTTCGAGGGTCACACCAAGGCCGGTAGCGGCCTGAGCGACATACCAAAGCACATCACCAAGTTCGTCCACCAGTTTCATCGGGTCGAGATCGTGACCCTGAAACTCGTGCTTCTTCAATAGGTCGATGCACTCACCGGCTTCGCCGCACATACCGTAGCAACCATTCTGGACTTTCTGGTAGGCGGTGAGATCACCGGAAGTCCGCTCGGCGGCTTTCTGATAATCATTCAGCGTCATTCTGAGCCACCTCCATTTCCAGAACGGTCATAATAGCGTAGTTGGCAAGGTCGATCAGAGTATCACGGATAGACTCGTCATTGACCTGCTGCTCGTTGCCACGAGAAAGGGTCTTGAACCGGTTGAACTTGTCACCAAGTCGGATACGAGCCATTGCCATACCCTCTTCTACGAAGGTCTGGTGGAAGCTGTCACCGTAGTCGTGGTTCTTCTTAGCGTACAGTTCATTGATCTCGGTACAGATTTCAGAATGAAGTTTTACCTTGTCAGGCATTGTATCTTATCCTCACTTTCAACAGAGTTTTCCACATAACCATTGGCGAGGGAGAGGGTTAAAAAGCTCCCCCTCGCCGCAGATCACTTAGCCCAACAGGGACTTCAAGTCCATAGCGGGTTTCTTTGCCGCCTGAGTCTTCGCAGGAGCCGCTTTCTTTGCGGGAGCGGGTGCAGGGGCGGCTTCTGCTTCCCACCCCTCAGAGGGGCGCTTATCAGCCAGACGAGCGAAGGTAATGGTGGTGTCAGGCTTGTTCTTGTTCGGCTGAACATCATGCTCAATGTCGCACTCGATGAAACAGCCCAACAGGTCTTCGTGGTCGATCTCGGTCAGGGTGAAGTCGTTGAGAGCGGCCTTGGCGAAGTAGGAGAAAGCGTTGAGCGCACCTTCATTGGGTTCGCCGTTGGCTTTCAGCAGGGAAAAACGCTCGGTGTGCTTAGAGCCACCCTGCGTCTGCATGGTCACTTCCATCTTGCCAAACGCTTCCTTGTAGTTGACAGCGGTGATCTGGAACACATGGGTTCCTTCGGGAATGAGGGAAAAGCCCTCGGTCAGTCCAATTTTAGCCATTGTAGTTTTCCTCCTTGATGGTGGTGAAGTTAAGCTGCTCTGCGTACTCGGTGGGGAAGATGATACCGACCAGCTCCATATCATCTTCGGGATACATGGGATACTGCTCGACAAGCAGCGCCTTGGCAACCGCCTTGCCGTCTGTATATTCATACAAAATTTCTGTATAGTCGCTCTTCTCGATCAGCGTCCAGTCATCGTTGCTGATTGCAATGTGAACATCGGAAGCATCGTTGGCGAAGATACGCACACAGTCCTTGATCTTGCCGTCAGGATACGGCATCACAGCCTTGCGAAGCTGTGCCGGTTCGGTACAACCCACCGAGGAAATGATTGCGTCAATGCTCTCAGGCATCTCGTGAACGCCCTGAGCGGTCACAGAGCGAGTGCCGACAGGGATAAGCATATAGCAGGAAGGAGAAGCCAACCAGCGCTCCTTGAAAATCCCACGCTCATAGATGACACCGGTGGAAGCGAGGGACTTGACGAATTTCTCAAATTTCATCTCACTTGTCCTCCTTAATGATCTTAGGGGTGATACGGTAGCTGTCCTCAGTGGTCGTGTACTTCTCCAACACACCGTCCGCTTTCATAGCGTCCTTATTGATCTTGGTGGTGGAAGAACGGCTGACCTCCCAAGTGTAGGCAGCACCGGCGATAGATACCTTCTTGTCACCGTCACGGAACTGAGAAATGGCAGACTTCTTAATCAGATCGACCAGAGTCTTATACCGCTTCTCTTCCTCGGCAACGGAAGCGTACACCTCGTCAATGTGGGCTTTCAGTTCCTCGGCTTCTGCCACCAGATCAGCAACATCGGTTTCGGGATTCAGGCTGTTGGTACGCAGGGCTTTCAGAATGTCAGCATCTTTCTTCTCATCATAGGCGGGAGAAAGGCCGGTATCGACATGGGTGTGCCACCAGTCCATTGCGGTCTTCACATACCGCTGCTCGAAGTCAGGATAGCGCTCAGACACCTTGAAGGGCTTGACGATGGTGTTCTTCACAGTACACTTGAAGTTTTCGGGCTTCTGGTAGTCAGCGTCCTCAAGGAAAGAAGCAACCATGTACACCTGATCTACGCCGAGAAGGTAGGCATAAAGAGCCGCCTGTAATGCGTAGTATTCAGGCATATCCTCTGCCCAATCTTCGACACGCTTGGTGGTCTTCATTTCCAAGACCGCTTCGGGCTTGCCCTCTTCGTCATACAGCAGATAGTCCCACATACCGCCGAAGATGGGAATGTCATGGAAGAAATCGCCAAAGGTCTTCTTGAAATAGTCCTCACCATAAATGTCCGAGGGGGTGACGATGTTGGTCATAAAGTAGGACTTCTTCATATACTCGGCCTGTTTCGGCTCGATGGTCTTACCGGCAACGGTGTAGATCGTATCCTCGAAAGGCTCCTTATAGGTGCGGGTGATCTCACACCACGCTTTGAAAGGAGTGTTCCAAGTGTTCAGACCCATGATGGCAGCAAGACGAGTACCGGTGCATTTCAGGGGCTTTTTCGGAGGGGCTACCTGAATACAGCCCTCTTTCCAGATTATCTCACCCATAGCTTATTCCTCCTGTGCGCTGTAACCGGCGATCATCTCAGCCACGCCGTTGACCAGAGTTTCGCATTGCTCCTTAGTGATATTGGTGAAGCCGTCAGTCTTCACAGCGATCTCCTGAACGAAGGACTCCTGCTCAGGGTCAAGCTCCATGAGCTGTTTCAGGGCATTTTTCAGACCCTTGATCTGCAACTCGTCTGCGGGGTCGGAGGTGGCGGTCAGTTCGCTCTTAACGGCCTGACGCTGTGCGGGAGTAGCGGGTTTCTTTGCGGCCTTGGGAGCGGCAGCAGGGGCGGGAGAAGGAGCATCGGAGCCAGTGCCGAGGTTGGGGTCAATGTCATCGGCTTCGATAATGTCAAGAGCCAACTGCCACAGGTAGCGGCGCATATAGGTGATGGAGCTGCCGAGCGCCTGCATCTTATTGGTAACTTCCTTACCAGAGTTGGACACGATGGGGTCAATCTGAGAGAAGGGAGCGTAGAAGGTGATGGGCGGGAAATCCGCAGGGTGGTCAACATCGAAAATGTCCATGTAGGCCATTTCCTTGTCGAAGCGGGGAACACCAAGCAGACCGACTTCGGAGAAGATACGCTCTGCCACCGGCACAATGTCCACCAGCTCGAAGTAGGTGAACTCCAAGTGAATGTTCTTGCCGGTCTTCTTCACACCGGAAGCAAGAAACTTGGAACGAGCGATCTGCAACTTCTGATAGGCGTTGAGAGTGGTGAAGTCCACCGTGTTCTCGGCGGTGACTTCGGGGTTTTCAGTTTTCTTAGACATTTGAGTTTCCTCCTTGATGTTTAACATTTTCCATCTGAATTTTCGATCTGTTGGTACACGACCTTCGTCTTCGGCCTGAAAGCGAAGTTCGTAATCGTGAACAGTATGACCGTCTGCTTTGAAGGTGGTCGGGCTATCCTTATCCCACTTCAAAAGCAGCGTCCACAGATCAGGGTAGGTCTTGCGAAGAAGACGGAGTTGATCGACACCTTGATTGTGGCAGAACCAACACCCACCTCTTGTAGTGGTTGTGTAGATCGGTGAGAGCAAGTCATTCTCTTCGCACCATTGGCGGCAGTATGCTTCGTCCCAACCGGCTTCCACAAGCGGCAGTTGAAATCCCGACTTGTCGTGCCTTGCGATACGCTCAGGCTCGTCAGCCGCTATACCGAGATACTGCACAATATTTGTCTTCGCTCCTTGTGCAAGGGAGCTTCGGGAAAACTCTCCGTTTGAGGTCGCTCGTACACCATTGTCCCTTGATGATAGGGAAGCCGAGGATAGTTGCCGTCCTTGAGCTTCTTGCACCATGAGCCGATTGTGTGCGGGAATCCGCATACCCCTGATCTTGAGTTTGGTGTTGCACCATGCTCCGAGTTGATAAGGGAATCCGGTGTTCCCCCCCCCATTATTTCTACGGTTGGGTACATGATAGAAGAGTTTCTCATAGGTCAACTTCTCACCATTGCGAGTAGCGCAAAGATGTTCGACCTCAATACCCCACCGCTCTTTAATAATCTTGTCGGCCTTAGCCTTGAACTCGACCATTGGCGGCAGGCTGCGGGAATGGTGTCGGTTGCCCACACCTCAGCGTGAATGATACGGTCAAGAGGGAGTCCGAGCTTTTCTATGGCTCCCAAACAGGCCAGAGAGTCTTTCCCATAACTGAGAGAAAGAACATACTCGGTCAAGTATCCACCTCCCACAAAGCAAGCAGTTTGCGTTTGATGCTGTTGACCTTTCTGGTGTTCCGCTTCGGCGGTTTAATGCCGAGGAAATCACGCACATACCGCTGTGCCAGACGGATATACCAGTCACGATCAATGACCTCAATGGTCAGGTGGTTGTCGTTGTCCACCACACATCTTGTGGGAAGACCGGCGATCTTGACAGGGTTGCCGGTACTCAGGTGCGTCTTGTAAAGTGTACCGTACCGGTAATCCTCGGTGGCATACACACGGTTGACCTTCTGTACCACTTCCATCTTGCCGTCTACCTCGTGGAGAGCATCACCGTATTTACTTCCTGCCTTGGCTACCAACTGGAAGTCCAAGAGCCGGTCACACTCGTTTATGGTCTGCTCCACAGGCACACCGTAGGCCAGATAATCCTTGACAGCTCGTGCCACAACCACCATGTTATTGTTGATGTTGAACGCACCGGCAGGGGCGATACCTCTCACGAGAACGCCACCCTTGATCTTGGGCTTGCCCTCGAAAGGAACCTCCACATAGTTGTTCACATCTTTCTGACAGATCATCTTTATCAGGTCTTCTTCCAGCTCGAAGCCTGTCCGCTGCTCCCATTCCTGAGTGATCTCCTGATACTTGGGAACATCACAGTCATCAAGGCTCACCATGATACCATCGGTGTTAAGCTGAATGACCTTCAAGGTCGGACAGTCCTGAATGAGATGTTCAGCCAGTTCGAGCAACTGCAACTGACCGGAGATACAGACCGAGCGTCCCATGAGCGGGTCGTAGAGGTCGTTGTACTGGTTCAGCATGGCTCCGTAGGTGGTGTTCAACACCAGCTTCAAAGCGTTGGCAGTAGCCTTGTCACCGGCTTTCTTCGCCTTAACACGCCGCTCGATGGTGGCCTGATAGACCTCAGGTGAGGGAATGTTTCGGCTACAAAATCCGTTCAAGGTCATCTGGTGGGGATAGTAGCTGGCAACATCTTTATTGCGGATAGATCGGGTTTCGGTGGCTTCCTCACGGTAGCAAGGGATAGCTCCGTGGATACCACCGTAGGCCAAGCGGCAGGGGCAACCACCCACATCAATGTCCAGATTTTCTTTGAAAAGCACCTCAGAGGGTATCCGCATATCGTGTATCCGGTCAAAGAAGTCGAACACCTCTTGGGGAATATACTGCCGCAACAGGGTTTTGGGGTACTGGTATTTGCGCTCGTCTGTCCAATCCTGCTCAGGCCGCTTTGCATCGAGGTAAGCTGCCGTCAGCTTGGCATTGGTCATATAAAGCGCTCTTGCGGGGTCAATGCCTTTCTCTCTACCAAGGTTTAGCTTATTGGTGAGATAGTCGGCTCTCAGATCATCGAGAGTGTCCGTAGCGTCCACATCGTATTTGCAGTAGGCAATCACTTCGTCCAACTCTTCATCATTGAGAGGGTGGTCGATATTAAAGTCCACCGTGGTTTCGCAGATGTTCATACCAAGGTGAGCTTCGATAGCTTTCAGGGACAAACCCATCTGGCAATCGTCCATCAGATCGTATTGGTCGAAGAACACCGGACATTTCCGCAGCGCCGGTATCTCCCAACCTTCGTGACCCTCAACTATGATGTAATCGCTGATCTCCTTGACCTGTTCAGGGGGTATGCCGCACAGGACGGCCTTCAAAATGAACTGGTCATAATGCTTATTGTTGAAGCCACCGAGAAGGATATTGTTGATCTGCATGAACTGTTCAATGGCTTCGTAGTCGTTGTGAATGACTGTGTATTCCTTCGTGGCCTTGTGCTTGAACACAAACAGCCAGTCATACCGGAATACCTCACAGTCGAAGATATAGCGGTCAGTCATAGGCATCTTCTCCAAAGAGATTGTTCAAGTACCGCTCCGAAAGAACTTGCTGTACTCCTTCCATGATGTAGAGCATACAAGGGAACGCCATGCCATTGCCCCACATTTTGTATTCAGGAGCGTCTTTGTGAGGAACCAGAGAACACCAGTCCTTTTCAAACCCTTGCAGAGAAGCACACTCGGTAGGGGTCAACTTTCGGGCTAAATAAATAACCTCACCGTTTTCCGTTTGTGTCGGAAAGAAAAGGGTCTGGTCATTATTGCAAGCCAGCGTTGCACTTTTATCTTCCTGTATCAAAGCTCCCTTACCCCCCCCCATTGCAACCCGAACGGATTTTCAAAGTATAAGGGATAAGCGTACAGGGAAGATGATGGGGGTCATTCTTAGCAGATGTTATTGTCATGGTGCGTCCTCCTGTGATAGTTCCATTGTAGAAGTCAACACCGATTGCAATATCACCATCTCGCTTCCCCCCCATAATTACCACCGCTGGCTTTCAGCGTCACCGCTTGTTCCGTTGGTTCGTAATCATCGTATGCTGTTTGTCCAAAAGAGATTGGGACGGCAACGAGAGGACTGTTTCTTCCAGAAGCGTTACTGTTAGTGCTGAGGGTGTAAGCGTGGTCACTCAACCGAACTTCACCGGAACCGTTTTGATGAAAACCGAAAACAGGAACCGTTACAATCGGTTGATTATTTCCGCTCATACCAGCCGCCGCACTAAGCGTTGGCGCCAAGTTTTCACAAATCTCTGCGTTTGCTTGCGGGGTAGCCTTACAAAGAATTAGGGGGATATTGCCCCCCCCTGTACCCATTCGTCCTGCGAGGGTTTGGACGATGTTATCGGGGCTGAGGGTACATCTTCCGTCTTGTGCGTGGTTTTCCACCGCATAAACGAGATTGTGTTCCAAAGAGCCTGAATCAGCAGCGGGTGTAAGGGTTTGCCCCTTTCTCCTGACCGCCTTAAAATCCCTTGACAAGCCTTCTCGCTCAAAAAGTATTTGAGCTGCACATTGTCCTCCAAGATCGAGAACAAGGAACACACGCTTGCGTCTTTGGGCGACTCCCCAAAATTGAGCGTCAAGTCCTCGCCAAGCGATAGAGGAATGATCTCCCAAGATGCACCCTGCTCGTGGCCATCGTTGGACTCCTTTGTTGTCTGTCGCAAATCGAGGAACGCTATCGTCTGGTTCGCAGACTTTCCAGAGAGTTTCAAGGACAGTTCGGAAGTCTTCTCCCTTTGTCGCTGAATAAGCTCCATAAACATTTTCCCAAATTGCGATTTGTGGATATTTTCCATTAGTCGCACACCTCATTTCTCGAATTACTCTGACGGCTTCGAGAAACAACCAAGACTCGTCACCCGCAAGTCCCTCACGATTTCCCGCAATCGACAGGTTTTGGCAAGGGGAGCCGAAAGTGATTACATCAACAGGCTCGATCTCGCCACCGTTCATTTTGGTAATATCTCCGAGGTGCGCCATTCGAGGGAATCTTGATTTCGTGACAGCCATGGGAAAAGGTTCAATCTCACTCGCCCACGCAGGGACTATACCCACAGCAGAAGCGGCGAGAGGACAAGTCCCACTACCGTCAAACAAACTTCCTAATTTCACCGTCACACCTCCTATTCGATGAACCTACAACCGACCTTGCGGTAGGTGGTGCATCGTTTCTTGTAGCTCTTCACAAGGAACTTAACCCTCGTGTCCACGAAGTCGTAAACAATGGGGTCTGCCTTACCCTCAAAGGTTCGAGCGATACGCCCTATACTCTGAGTAATAACAGCGTAGTCCTTCTGAGGGGTGGTGAGGAACAGGCGGTCAAGGCGGGGAATATCCAGACCCTCTTTGGCGAGGGAATAGGTAGCGAACAGGTACTTCTTACGACCCTGCCGCATATCCTCAATGGCCTGTTCTCGCTGTGCCTTACCCTTCTTGGTGGTCATCTTGCCGTCTACCATCACGGCTTCGGCTCTCATGTTGGGCGGCAAATGGTTCATCAGGTATTCCAAGTGTGCCAACCGGTCAGAGAGTATCAGGCAGGAGTGACCTTCGTTAAGGACAAGCTCTTTGTGGATATGACCGTTTCGACCAAAGTCTTCGGTCAGGTAGTTAATAAGCCTTGAGTAAATGATCGTGCCGTCCGTATCAAGGAACTCTCGGCTGATACCAACCTCGGTACACTCGATGGGACGAACACTCACTTGCATGATCTTCTCAGCCACGGCTTCCTCAGGGACTTTGTAGGCGATCTCGCCCAACAGAGCGTAGGTGGCAGCAATCATGCCGTCAGCCCTATGTACCGTTGCAGACAGGCCGTATTTGTGTCGAGCTGCCAGAGCGTTCAGCACCTTGGAGAACTGCGTTACCGCAGTAGGGCTACCAGCTACCCTGTGACACTCGTCCACGATGATGCAATCCCAAGTGTTTCGGTACAGAGCGAGGTTGAGGTTGCACATGGTCTGGACTGTTGCGAAGGTGATACCCTTGCCGATCTGAACTCTACCCTCGGTGATCGTTCCTGTGAGGTCAGAACTCATATACTGCTCGGCACGAGCCTTGCTTTGATTGAGAAGGTCTTTTGTGTGGGTCAACCAGAGGGTTTTCCTGCCAAGGATAACCGCCATGGCTATTCCCATTTGAGTCTTGCCGCAACCGGCAGGAGCTTGGAGTATGCCGTATTGTGCTTCGAGCATCTTGGCAACCGCTTCACGCTGATAGTCATACAGGGAAACATCAGCGCCATACCAAACCGGCGTAGGCTTTTCCATATCGAGGTCGATGCTGTCTTTGCCGTCCATGCACTCCATGACCCATCTCAGACAGCCGAAGGGAAGCACCAGCGTTTCTCCGTCCATCTCATAGAGTTGGAGCCGTTCAGGGGTATTGCCTGTCCAGAAACCCATACGCTTCTTCTTGGCGAAGTCGGGATTGGCAATGACCAGAGTGTTTCGGCAGCGCACCAACACCTCAGGGTTGGGCTTTGTAATTCTGATCTGGTTTCCGACTAAGACCCGCATGACTCCACCCACTCTCTGAGCGGTATGCCATGTTCCCTGATCTCTGACTCGGACAGAACGGTTTTGGTGAGAGCCAGACTTTCCAACAGACCGAAGACCAAAAAGAAGACTTCGCCGGTGTTCAGTTTCAGGGCGAACCACCCATCACCGTTGCCGGTCAAACGCCACAGCGTCATAGCCAATGCCTGATTTTCCTCTACACGTTCCATCTTGAAGATGTTCTTTTCGCACACCTTACAGTCGATAGGGTGGGACTTACCGTTTCTTGCGGCAATCACATCAAAGGGTTGCCCCTGACTGTTCTGAGCGAGGTTGTGCGCCCAAAAGCCGTACCCTGACAGGCTCAGGCAAAGATCACGCTCAAAAGTATTGCCGACTCTCTTGTTATCGTTGGAGGGTTGCATTTTGACCTCCTTTGTGATACGCTGATACTGAGCTTCTACGCTTGCCGCCTTTCGGTCTGCTACACCGAGGGCGGCTTTCTTCATATTCATCTTCATCGTAGGTATAGGAGTAGTCGAAGCCACCGGCAAGCCAAGTGAACAACCACATCAGGGCAAGACCGATAGAACCCCGTACCATGCCAACACCAAGGCCGATCATATCCTGCTCCATAGCTCCAACCGTACCGAAGACAAAGAAGAATGACAGAAAAGCCAGAACTCCAAAAAGTTTTCTCATGCTGAAATTCCTTTCCATTGATAAGGTTTGCCGTAGCGTTTCTCGTACCAGATTTCAAACTCTCGCCGGTGCTGTGCGTCTTTGAAGTAGCTTCTAACTCTCTGAGCTAAAAGCAGACTGGCAGCTTTGGCCTGAGCCTGTTTCTCTGGTGCAAAGGCACTCACACCTGTACAGAACGAACAAAGTCTTCGTACTGATCGAGAACCGCATGGGACTTCTCAATGATGGTCTTAGCTTTCGTGCCAGAGATCGTGCCGTTCACAGCCGAACTCATTTCAGACTTGTCAACATTCATGCCCTTGGAGTTGAGAACATTGATAAGCCAGACAAAAGTCAGATTGTGGGTCTGCAAGCGGTCACGCAGATTCTTACGCTCATTCACTCTGTCTACCTCCCCTCTAAAAATAGTCTGTACTCAACTCCAAGTTGTTGTTGACTAAAAACCGTTCCAATGCTACAATGAATGTGCGACCAAACAAATACCATTGGAGAACCGCTGTCGAAAAAGGATACCGACAGGGGTCGGGTTTCTATTGCCTGTTGACTTGTTGTTGTTTACGAATACAAATATAATCCCTAAATAGGGATTTGTCAATAGGCAAATAGGGATTTTCTCAAAATATTTTCCCTACATAGGGAACGGAGGAAATTTTATGGAGTTTATTGACAGATTAGAGGAACTGAGAACTGAGAAAGGCATTACTCGGAAACAACTTCTCGAAGATTGCTCTTTGGGCAAAAACCAGTACACCTATTGGGAGAAGAAGCACACTATCCCCACCCCCTCCGTATTGAACGCCTTGGCTACATACTTCGGAGTGACCTCCGATTATCTGCTTGGCACTTCGGACGAACGAACCGTTCCCGATGAAAAATTAGAGGGTCTTGACTTCGCCCTTTCCGGTGAAATCAAAACCCTTACTGAAAATGAGAAACTGGATTTGTTGGATTATATTCGCTTTAAGAAACAGCAAAAGGAGGGACGATAACAAAGATGACCCTTGATGAACTCTACGATAGAGCGCAACAACAGGGTATAGAGATAGATAACTTTGCTATGCGTGAAATAGTATCGGTGTCTTTTCCTGAAAACTGGATTGCAATAGACACCCGCAAGATCAGTACCAGAGCCGAAGAGAAGGTTATCCTTGCCCATGAGATCGGGCATTGTGAAACCGGCAGCTTCTACAACATACACTCTCCGTATGATCTTCGTGAACGACATGAATACAAGGCCAACAAACGGTCATTCCAAATGCTCATTCCCCATGCCGAGTTAAAAGCTGCGGTCAAGAAGGGACTTACCGAGATTTGGGAGCTGGCAGAATACTTCGATGTGCCTTGTGACTATATGCAAAAAGCCGCCGAGTATTGGCGGCAAGTAGAAATGGCGGGATAACATGAAAAAGAAATTCCCAATCGACCTGTCCATGCTCACCCCTGAGGAAGTAGATCAGTTCAGGGAAGACCCCTCGACTCTCTTCCAAGGTGATATAGATGTTTCCCTGTACCTCAGATTCAGTAGTGAGCGGCAGCGAGAACAGTCCATTGAGGGTCAGCTTCGTGACTGTCGAGCTTTCTGTAAGCGGCAGGGATACCGTATCGTATCTATCTATGTAGATAGAGCCTTGTCCGCTCGTAAAGAAGTAGAGAAGCGTATCCACTTCCAACAGATGATTTCCGACAGCGAGAAACGGCCTTGGCAATATGTTGTGGTCTGGAAGTTAGACCGATTTGCCAGAAACCGTAATGACAGCGCCATATACAAAATGCGCTTGAAGAAGAACGGTGTCAGGGTCATATCAGCCACCGAGAACATTTCCGAAAACCCTGAGGGTATTATCCTTGAAGCCGTCTTGGAAGGTATGGCAGAGTTCTATTCTGCCGAGCTTTCTCAGAAGATCACTCGTGGCATGAGAGAGTCTGCCTTGAAGTGCCATAGCATCGGCGGTCATGTCCCGCTCGGCTACAAAATCAAAGATCACAAATTGATTATCGACCCCGCCACGGCTCACATTGTTCAGGAAGCATTTCAACTCTACGCCAACGGCTTTACCGTAGCTGACATTTGCCGAAAGTTCAATGACCAAGGCTACCGCACAGCCAAGGGCGCAGAGTTCAACCGCAACAGCTTCAAGTCGATGTTCAAAAACGAGAGGTACATCGGTGTCTACACCTACCGTGATCTGCGTGTCGAAGACGGCGTTCCTCCCATCGTTGATAAAGACCTCTTCGAGATCGTCCAACAGCGGCTCAGGAAGAACGGAGAAGCACCGGCAAGAGGGAAAGCCAAGGTAGATTACCTCCTGTCAGGAAAGCTCTTCTGCGGTCATTGTGGCGGCTCCATGAACGGCGAGAGCGGCACAGGCCGTCATGGTGGTAAGTTCCATTACTACGCCTGTTATAACCGCAAGCGCCACCACTCCTGCGACAAGAAGCCTTTGAAGAAGGACTACATCGAGCGAGTGGTTGTCGAAGATGCTCTCACGCTGCTGACCGATGAAGTCATTGAAGAGCTGGCTGACATGGCGATCTCTCAGAGCGAGGTGGATTTGAAAGAGAATACTCGTATTCCTGAGTACACCGCCAAGATCGAGGAAACCGAAAAGGCCATTGCCAACATCACCAAGGCCATTGAGAAAGGTATTGCGTCCGATGCTTTGATGGACAGGCTCATGGTGTTGGAGAAAGACAAGAAGGACTTTGCCAAGCTGCTTCGAGAGGAAGAGAAATACATCTACCACATTGACAGAGATCAGGTCATTTACTGGCTTGAACAGTTCAAGGGTGGGGACATTGAAGACGAACAATTCAGACGGCACATCATCGACCTTCTGGTGAACAGCGTCACCGTATGGGACGAGCCAGACGGCTACCGTATCACATCGGCCTATAACCTCACTTCCTGCCCAACCAAGACCTTCAAGGTCGATGGTTCTTTTTCCGTGGAAGGGTTCGGATTTGAGAAGCTAAACTCCACCATTGGACGCATATCCGAACCCTACATTGTGTGGGGTACGATCTTCGTCCAAACAATAAGACACCCTTTACCATGAGGTAGAGGGTGTCTTTTCATTTACTCTTCACCGGAGAAGCCGTT